TGCTTTTACCACAATGTCAAATGAAAAACATTCTGCCACAAAATGAAAAACATTCTGCCACAAAATTTGGTGGTTGGGAGTGAGGATAGGGGTATCGTGTTTGACTTAAACCTCCCAGGTGAGTTAGGTAGTATTACTGATTTTGAGGGGTTATTGAGGCAATGGATGCTATTATTTTAGTTGTTAATCGATGGCTGTTACAGTGCTTTATGTGTGCTAAATAGCTCTGTAAGCTGGTATTAATTTGGCACCATGATATCCTTTCTTTTTGATATAATTTCTTGTATTTATTTATCTTCTTTGTTATCCGCCGCTTGGTGTTGTTGCTTAACAGCCGATGTGTAGGCCATATCCTATAGCCGAGGAATGTGACTCCGGTACTTTTTATTTTGATTACTTGTGTTTTTCCATTCATGGTTAGATGGAGGTTGCTTTTTAGGTATTGTGCTACCTTCCTGCGTGTTTTGTGCAGGGTGCTTTTGTCCGTGCCCAGGATGATGAAATCATCCATGTAGCGCACGTAGAAAGGCTCACGCAGTGTGTGTTTTATGTGTTTGTCTAATTCATGGAGATACATGTTTGCAAAGAGCTGGGATGTCAGGTTCCCTATGGGCATGCCTTTGTCTTTGTATATGTCCAGTATCTTCGCTGAGTCGATGATCTCCTCTATGAGCCATACGGTATCTTTACATGCAATTCGCTTGCGGATGAGGCCCTTTAGCGTGGCATGATCAATGTTTTGAAAGTATTTGGCTATGTCGGCTTTTAGGCAGTATATATCTCCCCATCTTCTCTTTGCCCGGCGCAGGAAGTATTGTGCTCGGTCCACACACGCGTGGGTTCCCTTATTTATCCGGCAGGCATAGGAATCATATATAAACCGTTTTTCCCATATAGGCTCGATAGCAGCTACTATGGCGTGGTGTACAACCCTATCTCGAAAGGGCAGCGCCGCAATGAAGCGGGGTTTCGGCTCATATACATAGAAGGTTTTATAGGTGCCTGTTTTATATGTTTTTGTGGTTAATTCATTCTGCAGTTGTAGCAGGTTTTCCTCCAGTTTTTGACTAAACTGGAGGATTTCGGGCCTATATCGCCTTCCTTTTCTTGCCTTTAAATATGCCTCATACAGCGATTTAAAGTTGGTTATTTGTGAAAATAGGTTTTTATATGTTTTTGCCATAACAATAAGTAAAAGGACGGCAGGGTGGGGGGTCATATTTTATTTACTACTGCGCCACCCATGCCTGTATAATTATTTGGGCGCTTGGCCGTGGATTTGGAGTCCTTTATTTATTGCACTGGGCAATGTTCCTTGAAATCATTGCCTTCCGGCTGTTATATAGAGCGGGACGGAAACCAATGTTGCTGTTCGTGTTCGCGCGTTCGTTGTTCAAGTTCAAAGCAAACACCCCGGCATTCGCACCGTTGTTCCAATTGCCGCCACGGATGGCCATCCGCCATTTACACCCCAAATCCATATAATTATTTTTTGATTGTTTTTATCCAGCCTCCTATCATCTTACCAATCTCATCGATATAACGGCTCCAGACCTCATATTTCCTAAACGGCAAAAAGGCGAGTTCCTTGGATAGACGAACGTGAGATCGTAATATATCAAGCTCCACATCTAAGTCCTGTATGGTTGTCTTTTTAAAATATCGCTTATTACAAACAATGATTAGCCTCAAAAGACGCCACATAGTGGTTTTTATCTCGGCGCTCAGGGTGTATTTTTCTGACTTAGGGAATTGCCTTAGGGCGCTGTAGCCGTATTTAATCATATCTTCACATTTTTGCTTAATCTTTAGATTGTCCATAGTCTTTACTTTTCCGCTATCGCGGAAATAACAGATTTCAGGATTACAGATTTCAGGAGACAAAAGCGGGACGGAAACCAATGCTGCTGCCCGTGTTCGCGCGTCCGAGGTTCAAGTTCAAAGCAAACACCCCGGCATCCGCACCGTAGCCCCAATGGCCGCCACGGATGGCCAGCCGCTCATCTGCCGCGTCAAACCAAAATCCATCATTCCCATAGGTGGCGGAGCCGGTTACATCGCTTGTCGCCGGTATGGCAAGGCCGGTCCATTCGTCGCCGGTCTTGAGGGTGAGGATCTTATGTCCGCTGGTAAGAGCGGTTGTGATGTTAACGGTTGTATTGATCCAGGAGGCTTCCGCCGTGCCGAAGTCATTGCCCGGATCGCTGCCGTCTTTATCCGGCATGACCTTGGCGATGCCCGCGTCGATCTTGAGGCCATCCACCCATTCCCTGACGTTTCCGTTGAGGTCCGCGATCCCATACGGGCCGTGATCGTGGTTCCAGGTGTCCGGGCCACTGCCGGTGTATGATCGTGCCGTGCCGGAGGTGCCCTTCACTATGGCTGCCTGTGTGGGTATGCAGGATTCATGGGGCTCGGCTATGTCTTCGAGGTAGTTGTTGTTCCCTCTGGGCATCGTGCCGTTTTCCCTGGACCATTGGGCCACTGCCGCCCACTCGGCATTGGTCATGAGGTGCCAGCCGGTGCCCTTGTTGCTGCAGTCGGTTTTTGAGTCGTCAAAGTCGATGGTGTGTTTTGGATCCTTGTAGGGCAGGCTGTAGGCCCTGGACCCGTATTCGTATGCCTGATATTTTCCGATATGTACACAGGTGACAAGGCCGGTCTCGCCGAATGCGCCGTCACAGCGGAACGCGGGCATGGCCTCGCCGTATTCTCCGGCAGGGGCGCCGCCGGGCTTTGCAAGGCTCACGTCGGTGAAATTAATGCGGGGGAACCGCACCATAACGCTTGGCAGGTTCTGGTCGTCGAATAAAACGGTGGTTTTGCCGCCTGAATTGCCTTCTATTGATTGTTTATAGCTTTCCCAAAGCGAGATATCTATTAGTCCCATAATGTCCTCCTTTTAGTTGTTTGTTTCTCGTTATTTGTTGATCTTGTACTGGATTCCGGCTTTCGCCGGAATGACGAAAGGGCCGTCGGAATGACGGATACATGAGCAACGATTATTAGTTTATTTTTGCTATGTCTTTTTTTAGATGTTTTGAAAAGCTTCGGCGTTCCGGGCGGCTCAGGCCCGGGATAAGGCCGTATTTATCGAGCATGGGGCCGTAGAATATCAGGCCCTTCTTGCCGCAGTATGCGCACACCAGCCAGCCTTTTGGCGGCAGGTCGGTATGTATCTCCACGAGGTTCTCGCGTCTGCACCGGGGGCAGCGTATGCGCTCAATACCGAGTATGATTTTTGCCATTTTTTAGTTCTCCACTGTGTTGATTGTGAGGTGATCAACGACCTTTTTGCGGGCCGATCCGAGGCGGTGTATGATCTTTTGCACCTCGCAGATAAACCCACTCATGCTGTCGAGGGGGTGGGTAATGTCGATAATATCACCGGGCTCGATTTCGCAATTATCGAGAAACACACCGAGGCGAGGGCATTTGCGCACAATGTCATGGTAGCTCAGGAGAAAATCGCCCACGTCCTGGGCCATTGCATCGGCAACCACCGCATCAAAATAAAAGAGGTCTTTTTTGCCGTTCCAGGTGCGTGTTCCATATCGGCCGATGGAGGTTGCATCCTGAAAGTTTTTGACGGATTGATAGTCTTCAGGGTAGTTGCCCTCCTGGCTGTGATTTTTATTGTAATGGATATTAAAATTATTGATGAGCTCCGATGTGGCGCTCCGCTGCACGGACATGGAGTCCCGCTTGATCTCGTTTTTTGCGATCGCGTGTCCGCTCGCCTGACCGAGCTCGCGCACAATGAGCTTGGCCGTGCCGTAGGGGGTGACGAAAAAGCGTGAGCGGCACTGGAGGGCGAGCTTCATGAGAAGTTCTTCCGCCTGGACCGGCTCGGTGATGAGGTGCCCGAATATGTAGCTGTTGGCATCGTAAAACGTGCCTGATGCATTAAATGTCACGGCATCGATATCACCGCTCGGGGCGCCCAAAAGAACGCACCAGAGGTGTTTGAATACATGGTCCGGCCGTTCGATCAGGGCATCGAGTGTGCCTGTATACGTGTCTACCTCGTAATCCTGATAACCCTCTATGTCCGCTGTAACCTGGCCGCCGATTACTGTATCCGCCACGGAGTTACCCACGAGCGTGACCGTGCCGGTTTTTGTGGCTGCGCCGGTCTTTGTGGCGGAGCCGGTTTTGGTTGCGGAGCCTGTTTTTGTGGCGGAGCCGGTCTTGGTTGCGTCCCCGGTTTTGGTTGCGGAGCCGGTCTTTGTGGCTGCGCCGGTCTTTGTGGCTGCGCCGGTCTTGTCGGAATCTATCTCATACTCATGCAAAATAAGCTGTATCCCTGTTACCACGATATCCACATCTCCATCCCAAGCGGCATCGCTGCTAACATGCAGCTCTATGCTAATTGTGGGATAATCATCTGCTGTGATATTAAACACTCCAGGGTTTTCCGTGGTTTGTATGCCGCTGGCATTCATCATGAATAATGTTTTTTTGTCGGTTCCGCGAGGTTCAGAGCCGGGATAAACGAGAAGAGACATGATTCCTCCCATAGGTGCCGTATTAACGATGGCTGAATAATAAATCAAAAGAGAATAATGATTTGTACTATTGCCACTTGTAAACGCTGGATCCCAGTATGCACCGCCATAGCTGATAGTCTTCGTGGTGCTGTACGATTTAGAATCGACATTAAATGTTGCGGGTAGGTCGGCATCCGTGGAAAAACAATTCTGGCTTAGTGTGGAGCTCATGGCAATTGTATCAGCCACATCAATCCCATCGCTCACGCCAATGCCGTCGCTCACATCGATGGTGTCGGAAACGTCGATGGTGTCGGAAACGTCGATGGTGTCGCTCACGTCGATGGTGTCGGATACGTCAATCGTGTCGTTCACGTCGATGGTGTCATTTACATCCACGTTGACCTGGCGTATGAGTATGGGCAGGGTGCTAAATTTGATGGCGGCCTTGCCTGGGTAGCCGGGGCATTCGTTGCCGCTCTGGCCGGTGTAGGTTGTGTAGTTTCCGTCCTGCCGCACGCCGGCCACATATACGGCATCAATGGCTTTTACGGCGTTGCCGAACAGATAATAATAATCTGCCTGGATCTCCGCGATATCCGCGCCGGCATCGTGTTCCGCCGCTGTTGTTCCGTTCTGGCCCCGGCTGCACCCGGTGAGCTCGTTGGCCACGTTGCCCGTGTAGGTTATTTGTTCCGAGCCTATCTGGACGGTGCCGTTCGCCGGAAAGGCGCTGGAATCGGAGAGTTTCAGCGTGGCGGATGCCGTGGTAATATCCTCCATTAGTGTGGTAATGGCCCCCGCATCCACGGCCCTGAACGGGACTTTTTTTAATGTTCCATATCCCAGGCAGAGCATTTTGCCGATATCGTCCGGGTCCGCGTCCGGGTAATCCGCCGCATTGATAACAAGGTCTTCGCCGATCCGGATATTATATTTCTCGAATATCCCGCGAACGGTCAGGGTGCAGGTATATTCGTCATACGCGGGCTGGCCCAGTATCGTGCCCTCGAATATGATTTCTTTTTCGGTGTCGAGGAGCCCGTCGAACCACTGATAGAGTGTCACGGTAACATTTTCCGGCGGATCCGCCTCGGTAAAATTATCGCTGAATCGTGGGGTCTCGGTGTTGATAATGGTAAGCTGGAGGTCCGGGATCTCTATTACACCGAGCACGCCCCGGCCCGGGGTTTGCGCGATGGCGCTGTCGATAAAGCCCCAGTCCTTAACAAGGCCTGTATGGGCGTCGCCGCCCGTGGGGGTAACGTCCCGGTCGGATAGATCCACGGGCGTGGCAAAGTCAAATGTTATGAGATTGACCGGCGCCGGCCCGTCGGAACGCTTGTTTTTCTCCGTGACAAAATTTGCGTTATAGCTTCGCATACGGGTTCCGCTACATCTCCTCTCTTAAATGAATTGTGCCTGAATACATTTCATATGCTACCTCTCTGAGTGGGTTCTTCGTGTCCAGCATGCGCACGGTATGGGCGCCGCTGTCCTCATCCGTATATGTGAAAGTATCCTTTGGGCCGACGACCGTTGTTTTAAGCCATGTCTCGACCTCGTCGTAATCCGTCTTGGGGATCCGCTCGAACACCAGGTTGAAAAACTGCTCTTCGATTCCCTTGTCGTATGCATAGAGCTGGCCGCCCTCGCTGTAATCGACTGGCACGTTTACGGCCGCCGGGTCATCCAGGGGGTATGATCTGCCCTTTGTGAATGTGAATGTGTCTAAGAGATCG